TTGATTCATCTATATCAGTATCTTTGATGAACCAAGCTTGAGTACAATCGGTATTAAATACTACAAAATATAAATCATGATCTGGATAATCTTTCTCCTTTCGTTTCATTAGTCTGCTCTTCCTTTCTGGAATACGAACTTCTTTCCAAGAAGGATTCCAACTAGAACCCCATTGGTTTTTTATCTCAACCTCAAAGAAATAATTCTTATCCTTCTTAGCTGAGACATCGAAGTAAAAATCTTCTTTAGCTTCTATGTCTTCAAAGCTTAATGACTTCAGGTAATCTACCATAGCTTTCTTAGCTCTACCATCATTCTGATTATAAGACTGTCGATCAAATGTTCTATTGTTGTGTGCCATTAATGTGTCTCACTCCATGTGGTTCCAATTTTAAATTCACAATCAAGAGGACATTTAACCTTCAGTGTTTTCTCTGTCTCTTGCATTGCATCCTTAGTAATCTTTCCAAATTCTTCGGCATCTTTCTTAGCTACCTCAAATTGGTATTCATCATGTATAGATGCAACCAACTTAGCATCGACACCTGACTTACGTATACGTTCAGTAATATGTACAAGCCACTGCTTACATATTATAGCACCTGCACCCTGAAGTAAAGTATTAACTGCTGCATGTTCTGATCTAATGTGTAGTAGTCTACCATCAAGAGCAGGTATCGTACCATCCTTAGACCACCTAGCTACATCATCTCTTAACCTTTTAAGGTTAGGCATATTAGATAAGAACTTAGTAATTAGTTGTTGTCCTTCTTTAGCAGAACCACCAACCACCTTACCTATCTTAGCTGGACCTGCACCATAGAGAAAAGCATAGATGAATGTCTTAGCCTGATCACGATTGGTTAAGCCAGCAGCTTTCATATTAGCTGTATGTACATCACCATTAAGAACTTCATTGGTGAAGTCAGGATCATTCATGTAATGAGCAAGACAACGTAGCTCTAACCCAGATGCATCAGTGCCAATCAAGGTGTGTGTATCTGGGTTAGAGACAGTCCACAACGATCTACATTCTTTACCATAAGGTGAGTAGACTGCTGGAACTTGAGCCATGTTAGGAGAGTTATGTGCCATCCTACCTGTAACAGTACGTAACGTCATCACTCTACCCCTAACTCTATTATCTTCCTGACAAGTTTTAATCCAAGCCTTAAGTAAACCAGTACGTTTCTGTAGTAGAAAGTATCTGCTAAACATCTGGGCTTCTGGCATATTAATCTTGGATAGTATTTCTTCACTAACTATTACATTACCTTTGTCTGTATGGTGAGTAGGTTTCCAACCACGCTCCATAAGACGTTCAGCTATTTGCTTACGAGAACCTATGTTAAACTGATGTATAGTAGGAATCTTTCTAACTTCAGAGTATGTAGTAATAGGTTCAAACATCTCTTGAGCCTGATCTTTAAGTGATTGTTCTTCTTCCTCTAGTGTTGCAAGAAATACCATAGCATCACGTAACTTAAACGAGAAGCCATTCTTTTCTTGCTGATCTACAATAGCTCTAACTTTTCTTTCTAACTCGTAAGACCTAGAAGAAAACTTTGCACCTTCTTTCTCAAGTTCTTGGGCTACCTTTCTGGTAATTACAACGTCCTGTTTACAATACTCTAACATCTCAGGTGTGTAGTATTCAAAGTTTTTTAAATCTCCTTTGGGAAGATTAAGTTTGTCACCCCATACTGCAAGAGAGTGGCCTTTATCTCTAGTAGGATTGTATAACTGTGATTCAATCAGAGTATCTCTTACTTGTGATAGTTTAATACCACATCCTAACAAACGATTAAGAACAGGAGCATCAAAGCTTACACCATTATGCATAATAAAAGTATCAATCTTCTTAGACCAAGAGGTGAACTCAGAACATTCATCTTGTACCCATACCTTTTCTTTACCTGTTTCATACTCACAGGCTACGATACAATGTACTTTAGTTGCATCATCTAAACCATTAGTTTCAATATCAACTATTGCCGTTGTCATCTTCCGCAACCTCAAAAGGATTATTAATCTCTGTCATTCTACCAGTTTCTTTATCATAATGCAAGTGCGTACATATACCAGTGTCACCAGTGTATCTATTCTTAAGTATACGTAAGGTAGTAGTGTTAGCTTCTGTCTCATCGTCAGCTTGTTGGTTACGCTCCAGAGCTATGACGCTATCAGATAGGTGAGCAATAGATGCTGACCCTCTAAGATGCGACAGAGATACCTCACGCCCATCTTCATGACCTCTATCACCTGACGGTCTACGTAGATGACTGACAAGTAGTAAGCCTATACCTGTAGCTTCAACCAATGATCGTAACTTAGTCATTAGAATGTCAATAGACTTACGTTCATCACCATTATCCTCCTGACCTGACACCAGTATAGATAGATGATCTAATATAACCCACTTACACCCTAGTCCAGTAGCCATATACTTAACCTTACCTAGTATCTCATCGTTAGTTATAGAACCAAAGTGATCAAAGGCAAAGAACCTACCTGTACCTACTGTTTTATTCTGCCAATCATGTAGCTGTTCTCTGGTAAACTTATCCCTAATCTCTTTAATATATAATCGGGCATCAGCTTCTACACTCATAAGATTAAATGCGGTATTTCTGATACTTTCTTCCATAGCTAAGACACCAATGTTATCCTTACTAACTTTCATGATATAATGCATAAGTTCACGTATGATACTAGACTTACCCATACCTGCTCCACTAGTAAACGTAACTAGCTCACCAGTACGCATACCATAAGTCTTTTCATTTAGTCCTTGCCAAGGATATGGTACTGTCTCACAATACTTCTCATCATATAATGTATCCCCAAGGTCAGCTAAGTTTACAATACCTGCAGGTGTAAAGGTGGTAGCATTCCACCAATCATCGTTGAACTTCTTACGTTGATTAGTCTTAAGATATTCATTAGCATCTTTTAATTCTAACTGCACTATCTTACACTTGTTAGGATCAAACAACTCAGCTACCTTAAGAGAGGCTTCTCTTCCCGACTTATCATTATCAAAACATAAGACAACACTCTCAAATTGATTAAGGTACTCCAAGGATTGCTTACAGTTCTCAAGTGCAGATGCAGCACCATTCTTGATAGATACAACAGGCCACTTAGAACCAAGCATCTCATAGGCAGACATAGCATCTATCTCACCTTCGCATACTGTTATAAATTTACCAGACTGACCAAAGATATTCTGACCAAACAATCCAGAGCCAGTAAGATTACCTTCTGACCAAAACTTTTTACCTTGTACCTCACGTATCTTATTAGCTATGTGATTACCATCCTTGTCAAAATACTGATAGATATGATGTGTAATTATATTATTGTTAACTTTAATTTGTGTATTGTATTTCTGTGCTGTAGCTTTAGTAATCTTACGATCAGCTATATCAGCTACCTGTCCTACACTTTTTAACTGCGTGGTAGTAGGGTTATTTATAGGGACTACTTTAGTTTGTTGCATTGATTTATCTCCACTTGTATAAGTTTGACAACTATAACACCATGAGTGACCATCATCAGGATATGTAGCATTCGCATTGCTACTACCACATTTAGGGTTTGGGCATGGCCCCATTGTAGGGGTAACATTAGACATGGTTATACCTTTCTTATAATATATTTTACATCAGGTGTGTAGCCCATAGCAATACACAATCTGTTTCTACTTTCTCTCTCCTCTTCAGCTAACTTCTTACTAGGATAAGTTTCTATAGTAACATTACTCATCTCTTTTTCAAGAACTAATTCCCATCTACTATTCTTCATAAGAACTATCCCATAGTTCAGAGACAAAACCTTCCTTATCTGTCATGATCTCATCAACTTCCTTCTTAGCTAATGACTTAGCTTCAAAACGATCATAACCTTCCTCTTGATATTCTTTAATCTTAGAGTATAATAGAGATTTTCTTTCTTGTTCCCATAAGTTCTTAGTCATGTTCTTCTACCCATTTTGTTTCGCCAGACCTACCAAGCTCTTCTCTTAACTTCTTAATAGTATTCTCTCTCTCTTCTAAGAGTTCCTTTAATAATTTAATATGTTTATGAAGTATATCATTCTCTTTATTTAATTGATCCTTCAAATTCTTAATCTCTAATGGATGATACATAGTATACTCCTATTGATTACCTTTGTCAACATAAAATATATGCGCTCCTACCCTACCTAAATTCTTAAATCTTTTCTTGGAAGACCATCTAGGTTTAACATAGTAGGCATGATAATGTGTGGCTCCCTGAGTTCTCTCAAGAAGCACACCTTCTAATACTAAAGATGCTACATCTAATACTTCAAGTAAGGATGTATAATCTTTTACTCTCTCTTTCCTACCGTCACAGTAATAACTGAACTGGCATTTGTTACGTATCATCCTACCATTTCTTTTCTTACCTTGGTGTACAACCTCACAAATCGTAGAAGGATATCGCTTATCTTTAACTCTTTGTAGTATAACATTAGCTACTGCTATCTTAGGTATGATACCTTCAGACCTAGCCTCATAATATACAGCTTCAACTAAGCAGTCTAAGTCATTGGCTTTACTAGGTAAAGAATAGAATATTATTAGTAGTAATATGATTGGAAAAAATAAACCAGTGAATAATATTTTCAATGTAACCTCACAATCTTTGCATCATATAGTAGTTCATCTTGCATATCATGTTTAACCAGAAACTTAACTGCATCTTCTTCACTAAGAAACTTCTTTACCTTTCGTTCCTTCTCATCTGGCATTACAGATATGTTTTCTAAATCCATTGGGTCTTCCATCTGGATTATGATGTATGTCATAGTAAACCTAATAGTAATATTATTATCTCTAACACTATATGCCTCCTACATTTTCTCTAATGATATCATTATGACTTAACTCTGTCCAGTATATTTCAAGAGCTTCAGTCTGTTGATGTGCATGGAACTGGTGGTACTCACCTGC